TGGCGGGTATGCCATCTGCTGCGCCGTCAAAGGGTTTAATGCCATCGACTAACCCTTATCCATCTTCTGGTCTTATCCCAATGCGTAAAAGCGGTGGGGTTGCAAAACATACGGATGAAGCCCAAGACAAAAAGTTAATGCACAAGGTTCTTAAAAAAGAAGCATTTAAGGCAGACGGCGGGTCAACTGGACGTCGCCGATATGATCAATTAGATGAACTTGATCAAATGTTTGCCCCTCTTCGCAGACAAAAGGAAGAACAAAGAAAGCGTGGGCAAGAATCTTCTATAAATTCAATGGAAGGTTTGGGTTCTAAAAAACCTATAGAACGCCAAACGCCAACTCATTGGCCTGTCTATCAAGAAAATCCTGAATTAAGAAAAGAAAAATTAAAAGAAGCAAGGATGTATGATAGCTTTCAACCTAAACGTGGACCTTACCATGAAAAAGCATTACAAGAAGAATATTTTGATCAGGATAAAAATGCATCATTAACATCAAGTGGATTAAAACGCGGTGGAAAAGCAATGCACCACGCGGATTGCTCATGCAAAATGTGCAGCGGCGGCATGGCGGAGCGCGCTCATCGTGCAAGTGGTGGCCGCACAAAAGGTAAAACTAACGTTAACATTATTATTTCTCCGCAATCCGGACAGCAAAGCCCATTAGGCGCTGGTGTTGGTATGGGGCAGCCCCCAATGCCTCCACAAATGCCGCCAATGGGTGGTATACCTCCAATGCCTCCGGGCGGTGGAATGCCTCCAGCAGGTGGCGCACCACAACTTCCTCCGCAGCTAATGGCGGCTCTTGCTGCCCGTGGCGGCGCTGGTGGACCTCCTATGCCCCGCAAATCTGGTGGTCGCGTAGGTCAAGCAATGCCAAAATACCAAGAGAAAGATTATGGTTCCGGGTCTGGTCTTGGTCGTTTGGAAAAGAAAAAATGGCCTACAGCAAACGGAACTGAATAAGGAGTCTTATGGCTGGACTTGATTTGCTCCTCTACCGCAAATTAGAGGAGCGCATTGATGAGGAAAGGGAGAAACAGGCAGAGAGCATTCTGAACGGTTTCTCCCAAAACTATGAGGACTACAAGAACCGCGTTGGGTATTTAAAAGGATTATCCGACGCACTTATCTGGGCGAAGGAGGCAATGGAAGACATTGTCGGCATTGATAGAAAAGCGAGATAAACGATGAAGACTGCGACTATGAAAATGCTCCATGCGGCTGACCCCGCAGCGGAGTTAAAAAACGCTATAGGTGACATTTCCAAAATTAAGGTAATGCACAACAACATTCTCTGCGCCGTATATAAACGGCCAGAACGCACGGCCTCCGGCCTTTACCTCTCAGATGGTATCCGCAAAGAAGACGAATATCAGGGCAAGGTTGTTCTTGTGCTGAAAAAAGGTCCTATTGCGTTTGTAGATGATGACAAAACTGGCTTTGCTGGACAAAACGTGAACGAAGGCGATTGGATTGTGCTTCGTTCGTCGGACGGTTGGAAATTGAACATCAACGGTGTTCTTTGCCACGTCATTCAAGATGTCCAAATTAAAATGGTCATCCCAGAGCCAGATATGGCGTTTTAAGGAGGTATAAATGTCAGAATTAGAAGCTGCTGAAGTAACAGTTACAACCCCCAATGCACCTCAAAACATAGATTTTGACCTTGGTGCAACGCAAAATGAACCCGTTGCAAAAGTTGAAACGCCTAAACAAGACGATGGCGTTGAACTTTTAAAACGCCAATTGAGTGAAAAACAGCGTGAAGCTGAAGAAATTCGTCGTCAAAAATTTGAGGCGGAACGATATGCTCAAAAAGCCCAACAAGAAGTTAAAACATATCAGGTTCAGGCTCAAGACAATCAATTAACGGCATTTGTTAACGCAATTGCCAGCTTTGAGCGTGATGCTGAGATGCTTGAGCGGGATTATGCTAACACTTTATCAGAAGGTGATTACGCAAAAGCCGCCAAATTACAGCGCCAAATGGCACAAGTTGAATCAAAACTTATTCAATTGTCTCAAGGCAAAGAAGCTGTTCAAGAAAAACTTAATTATGAGCGGCAAATGCTTGAGCAACAACGCCGTCAACCGCAACCGCAGTACGAACAACAGCCTACTGACCCAATTGAAGCGCAAATTCAATCGGTTAAAAGCCCAACTTCACAAGCTTGGTTGCGTTCTCACCGCGATGTGTTGGCAGATCCCGCAAAATCGGCGTTAATGACCGCCGCTCATTACGAATCTGCCGCTTTGGGCATCCAACCGGACACCCCTGAGTATTTTACACACATTGAAAACAAAGTTTATGGCGCAGAACCTGTACAAACTTCTGTGCAACAACCACGTCAACGCCAAGTTATGGCGGCTGCACCTGTTTCCCGCACCAATTCAGCGCAAACTTTCCGTGCTGGTCAACAAGTTACAATGACTTTGTCTCCCGCAGAGCGTCAAGCGGCCCGCGATATTGACATGAGTGACGAAGAATACCTTGAAGCAAAGTTGTATTACCAACAAAAGAACATGTTGTGAGGTAATCCATGTCAGATGCAATTAAACGTGGCCCCGGACGGCCCCCAAGAACCCCAATTACAGAACAAATGGAAAAAAACATGACCGAATTACGCCAAAATGACGCCCCAGAGTTGGGTGTAGCCCCAGTTACCCGTGGCCTACGTGAAGCTGCGCTTCGTGCTGAAGAATTGCGGGCCAGAATGAACGATGATTCAATGGACCCATCAATGTATGATGAGTTCTACATCGATCCACGTAAGATTCCAGAAGGTTGGGATTACAATTGGAAACGGGAATCCATCGCGGGCATGACAGATGAGCAGAATATGCTTGAAATGCGGTCTGGCGGTTGGGAACCAGTGGATACCCGCCGTCATCCGGACATGATGCCTATTGGTCATAACGGTGCAATACGCAAAAAAGGCATGATTCTTATGGAACGTCCTAAAGAAATTACCGCAATTGCTCAGGATCGGGAACTTTCTACCGCCCGTGAATTGGTTAACCAAAAGGAAAAGGCGTTGGGCATTGCTCCAGCAGGTACTTTTGAGCGTGACCGCAAGCAAACGGGCATCCGTAAGTCTTACGAACCAATGCAGGTTCCGCGTACTTAATAAAAAAGGGGGCTTCGGCCCCCTTTTCCCTATTGCATAGTATTTATTACAGTGTTATAGGAAAAGTTATAACTCCATTACGCGCCGTAGTGGGCTTCCCCATGTTGGATAAATTAAGACGCGCCGTCTGATTTTATCCTACTGAAAAGGAGCGACCTATGGCGAACACTTCTGCGCCCAATGGTTTCGTACTTGCAGGATTTTTGGACGGACGTACTGGTTCCCTTGGACAGTCGGCGTATCAGATTCAATCCGGCTATTCTTCAAACATCTTCTCTGGTGACCCCGTACAGATTTCTGGCGGTTATATTATCGCTGGCGCTGGCGGCACGACTGCCGTTCTTGGTGTCTTCATTGGCTGCGAATTTTACAATTCGTCCGTTAACAAAGTAACTTGGTCGCCATATTGGCCCGCCAGCACGACTGTTCCAGCAGGAACGGTTATCACGGCTTACGTCATTGCAGACCCACAAGCTACGTTTAACGTTCAATCGTCTGGTTCCGCAGCGGTTACTCAGGCTCAGGTCAACTCAAACATTGACTACGCTGGTAACTCACCTGCATCGCCAGCCGCTTATCAGCTTCTTACTGGTCAGTCGACTGCATATGCTAACCAAGCCAACATCAGCACGTCTACGACGTATGCTTTCCGTATTCTTTCGCTTATCACTGCACCTCCCGGCGCAAACGGCACGGATACGACGACTGCATACAACCGTATCATCGTTGCTTTCAACAACCAGTCCTTCCGCCTGACGGCTGGGTCGTAATAGGAGTAAGTTCAAATGGCTATTAATCTCAGTCAGATTCGTGACCTTCTCCTTCCCGGCCTCCGTGGAGTTGAAGGTAAGTATTCGCAGATTCCATCCCAGTACGACAAGGTGTTTGAAATCACCAAGTCGAACATGGCTTTGGAACGCACCGCTGAAATGCGTTACCTTGGTCTTGCTCAGTTGAAGCAAGAAGGTGGTAACACGCAGTTCGATAACGCTGCTGGTGAGCGTTACGTGTACAACCAAGAGCATAACGAAATTGCACTTGGCTACGCAATCACCCGTAAGGCTATCGACGATAACCTCTACAAGGCTCAGTTCAAGCCAACCAACCTTGGCCTTACTGAATCTTTCCATCAGACCAAAGAAATTTACGCGGCTAACGTGCTTAACACGGCAACCACGTACAATGCATCCATCGGCGCTGACGGTGTGGCACTCTGCTCTACCGCCCATCCTATCGATGGCGGCTTGACGATTGCTAACACGCCCACGGTGCAGGTCGATTTGAACGAAGCAACCTTGCTTAACGCAATGGTTTCTATCCGTCAGAACTTCCGTGATATCGCTGGCATCAAGATTTTTGCCCGTGGTCGTAAGTTGATCGTTCCTCCTTCACTTGAGCCAGTTGCTATTCGTCTTACGAAGACGCAGCTTCG